GCACGCTCCACCGGCTGAACAGGCTTCCGTAGGCGAGGGCACGCATCCACTCGCGCACCACTTCCACCGTGACCTCGCGCCCGTTGAAATCCTCCACCGCTAGAGGCGAACCAGTCAGCTCGCGGGCCACCATCTCCACCACGCTGGTCTTTCCCACACCGGGCGGCCCATAGAGCAGCAGCTTCATGGAACCGATGACCGGGTCTGCGGCGGAAAGGCGGCGGGCCTTGGTCACCTGGGCCTTGGCCACGCGCTTGGCTTGTCCGATCAGGTCGTTCGGAGAGGCGGGTTTCCAGTTCATGGGGGACACGAGAAGATCAGGTTCAGCAGGCATGGGTGTCGGGATGGTCGGGGTTGGCGTGCGGCGTGGTGAGTCGCGTGAGAGCTTGGGCAACTGCCGTGGCGCCCTTCTTGTAGACCGTGACCGCGAGCAGCTCGCCGTCGAGCCACACGGCCCAGTTGCGGGAGCCGTAGCGGGTGATCTCGACGCGCTTGGAAACGGCTGCATTCATGAGTGTGCCCAGCCCTCCTTCCTGGCCCGCGCCTTCACCGTGTTCACCGAAAGGTCGAAGGCGGCGGCTGTCTGCTTGAGGCTGCGGTTGCGGCGGTAGAGCTTCTTGACCGCTTTCCAGTCGATCACCCGTCCGTCCACGGTGACTGAGGGGCGTCCTCGCGGTCGCTTTTGGCGCGGTTGCCGCTGCCGCCGCTGTTCCGCATTGGACTGAACCCGCTCCACCACGTCCTCGCTTGGCGGCGGGGAGCCGGATCGCATCTGATCGCGGATCTCGGTGAGCTGGCGTTGGGCGTGACTCCGCACCCGTTCGAGTTCTTCCTCGCTGAGCTGCGAGGTGTCGCCGTCGCTGAACGGATCGAAGCGTTCGTGGCTCCCGTTGGTTTGCGGCTCGGTTCTTGGAGCGGCGAGAGCCTCCGCGCGCAGTTCACCGAGCTGTTTCCGCACTTCCTCCGCCGCCGCGACGCGGATGGCTTCCCCGACGCTCGGTGGCGTGGAGCCGTCCTCGAAGCGCCGGAGCGCCTCGGCCACCTTGGCTTCGGCGATCTCGCCGATCAGTTCCACGGGGATCTCGGTGATCGAATACACGATCCCGGTGAGCGAGCGCATCCCGAGCAGGGCGCGCATCTGGTTGCGGGCTTCGCGCGGGGTAGGTGCTTCGAGGCGGTCGTCGAAAACCACGCGTCCGCCCTGGCTGGCGATGATCTTGAATAGCTTCATTGGCAATGCGTTAGGGTCAGGGATGAAATGAGGCTCTGAGCCGTGGCGCGTGGTGTCGCGCCGTTTTGATCGCCATTTTCCGAGGCCTCTGGAGTCCAGAACTCGGACTGCTGAAAGCCGGCGGCGCAGGCCGCGGGATCGGAGAGGTCGAGGCCGCCGGAAACGGGGACGCCGAGCCGCCGCAGGAAATTGCGGTTGCTCACCCGCATCCCCTCGAACTCCGCCCACGGGCCGTAGAGCCGGGTCTGCTTGGCGTTCATCCAAACCCACCGGCCGGGCAGCTTGGAAAGGATGCGCCTGCCGTGGGCATGCACGCAGAGCGCGGCGGCGCGGGTATCGCTCATCGGACCGCGCGGGAGCCGCTTGCCATGTTCCTGGCGCAGGCGGCGCAGGGCCTCGTCGTAGGCCGGCCAGGTGCCGTTGTGGAAGAGCACGGTGTTCGCCTCTCCAAAAAGGTCGGTCTTCGACCAGCGGGTCACCGGGAACGGGTGGCAGAGATCCGCATCGACGCCGCCGACGCTGGCCCAGCGGAAGTGGATGATGACTTCGCCGTCGAGTTCCGCGAGCAGCGCCTCCACATCGTCCACATCGAGGTTCTTCATCCAGCGGACTTTTCCGCGTTCCCGCCAAGCCATCCCTGCCCCGTGGGGGTTGGCATCGTGGCAGGCTTCGAGCACGTCCCGCGCGGGGCGCGCGTTTTCATCGGGGCATACGAGTATCACACACATCTTAGTAGTTCTGTTAGGGTTCTGAGGCCAAAGGCTCTCATGGATGGGTTCAGGGTTGGGTGGAGCCGACGCCTCAGAGCTGGGCGTCGGGGAAGCGCTGATCGAAGCGCTTGCAGAGGCGCTGGGCTTCCTTGCGGATGGCGGGCAGTTCCGCGTGCAGGGTGCCGAAGAGCCCGAGGGCGGCGGGCCGCTTGGAGCCGATCCAGCCGAGGTAATCGTGCAGGTAGCGCAGGGCGGAGACGGCGGTGGCGGTGCGCTTGATCTGCGCCTTGTTCTTGGTGAATCCGCCGAGGCACTTCACTTCGTGGGCGCGGCGGCAGAGGCCGAGCACCGTGCCAAGGTGATGCAGGATCTTCTTGGCGTTGAGCGTGCCGGCGAAGACGCGGAACTCCACCACTCCACAGTATTTGCCGGAGGCGTCGCGCTTGAAGGCCTTGCGGAAGTTGAGCATCCCGCGCCCGCACTGCTCGACGCACTCGGCTTTGACCCGCTCCTCCTCGGTGGTGACCAGCCGCCGCATCTTCGCTCCGGTGTCCTCGAAGAGCGGGTGGCTGTAGTGGTTCAGGTGGCGCGCGGTTCCCGTCTGGCCGTAGAGACCACGGGCGTGCCACCGGCTGATGTGGGCGAGCTTGCGGATGAACTCGCTCACCACCCTCGGATCGTCCGTTCCGATCACGCTCTCGATCCCCACGGTGATGTGGCAGCCGCAGCTGTCGTTCACCGTGGCTCCGATGGCGTGCGTCCATTCCACGAAGCGCAGCAGGCAGGCAATGCCCTCGTCGCCGTGGAGGATGGGTGACACGAATTCGCAGGGCGACTGGTCCGCGTCGCAGCGGATGGAGCCGTCGCGCTCGGCTTTCCATCGGCTGCCCCGGAAATCGGGGGCGTTGACGGGGAGCGTGCTGCTCGCGTCGATGCCCACTTGGACCGGGTGGCCGCGGTGGTAGCCGCCGACGTTCACCCCGGCGGTGGTGGGGATGCGGGTCTCCAGCTCGATCCCCCACCGGATCTGGCTGGCTTGATGGTCTGGCTGCTTAACTTTCATAGGATCAATGGGTTAGGGTTTCCTTGACCCTTTGAGCCTCTTCACCGTCCCTCGTGGTGTCGCGCCGTTTTGATCACCATTTTAACGACGGGAATCAGCCAGCCCCGATGGGGGGGGAATCCCGACGAAAAAGGCCGCGCCCCTCGACGGGAAGGACGCGGCCCTGGCGGATGGTTTGAGGGTTTCTCACAGGTCCCACGCCTCGCGGAACCCGAGGAACTTGGGGAAGCGCGGCGCTTCCTTTGCCCCGCTCGGCTGGTGGCGGAACTTCACCAGTCTCCCCACCAGCGTCTCGCGCCGCTCCCAGAGGGTGACCCGGTCGATCCCGCCGAGCACATGGTTGTAGCCGACCCGGAACTCCACGCCGGTCTCCGCGTGGCGCACGACGAAGCCGCCCAGCTCGCCGCGCCCGACCAGACCGGCCTGGGCGAGGCTGCGCTTGGTCCTCCCGAAGGCGTCCTTCTCGGCGGGGTTCAGGTTGCTCATGCCTTCGTAGGTGTCGATGACCACCGCCTCGTCGTCCTCGAAGCGCTTGATCTTGAGCAGGTGCCCCTCGCGCTCGGTGGACCGCCCGCACTTGTAGGGCGAATGCGGCGTGCGGATCATGACGCCCTCGTAGCCCTCGCCGACGCAGCGTTCCTCGTAGGCCATCAGCTCGTCGAGGCAGCCCTGCCGCTCCGGCAGGATCTTGTCCACCCGCTCGTAGTCCGGCAGGCGGCTCAGTTCACCCATGCGTTCGGCGTAGGGCTTGCCGAGCGCCTCGCTCACGTAGTCGAACACGGCGAAGGTGAAGTCCGGCTCGCCCCCGGCGCGGCCCACGTGCCCGGCGGTCTCGCTGAAAGTCGTGCCTTTCACGATCAGCTCGCCGTCGAGTCCGTCGGGCAGGTTCGCCTCGATCCACTCGCGGATGAAGCGGTTGGACACGGGCTTGAAGGAGCGGGTCAGGGCGCGTCCGCCGACCTTGAGGCAGCGGATGCCGTCGAGCTTGGGTGTGGCCAGCAGCGGGAAGCTGAGGGACTCGGGGCGCTCGCACTTGCCGGCGAGCATCGGCTTGGTGATGGGATGGTTCATGATGTCTTCACTGGGTTTGGGTTCGGTGGCCCTCGTGGGCCGCTTCCTGCCTCTTGCCCGTGGCGCGTGGTGTCGCGCCGTTTTGATCACCATTTTGCGTTAGTGGGGCGCGAAAGCCGCGAAGTGTCGTAGATTCCACGATTCGAGGGAGGATTTGCCCCGCCATCGACGCTCTTGAACGCCTTCTTGGCGTGTCATCGTCCTCCCTTTGCAATGCCCCAATGCCCATCACCTTTGCATGAAGCCGCAGAATGATTTGTTTTACGCCGGGTGAGGCTCCCCCATGATCATGCACACGAACACAGCAACTCCTGAAGAATTTCTCCATCCCGAATGACCTTAGAAAAACTGCCTAACAAAACATATCCAGCGCTGGGTCTGTCACTCATTGATCGAGCGTTCAAGGAAGCACATGCGGAAAGGTGCCCTTTGAGCGCGCTAGGCGAGATCAAGGCCTACTTCGAGGCAGATGGCGGGCTCCGCTGCGTCTATTGCGGTGATGAGAGCCCTTCACGCTGGGATCACTTCTTCCCGGTTTCGAAGGGCGGCGACACCGTTCCTGGCAATCTCGTTCCGTCATGCGCTCGCTGCGATGATTCAAAGCAGCACAAGACGCTTGAGGAGTGGTTTTCCAGCAGGGCAACTCACAAGCCCCCGGAGAATTTACACGATGCTATTGTAATGAGAATTGCACGCTATCAGAAACACTTTGGCTATACCGAGCGCCCCTTTTTGGAGAAAATCGATGAACCAACGAGAGAGAAATACGAGCGGCTCACCACAGCTCTCCAGACAGTCCGCGATGTCCTAAGGGCGGACGGCATTATCAACTAGGTTTCTCGAAGCGAACGTGGTTTCTCACTTAGCCAGTAGGCCGGCTGCCATTGGAAATCACGGCAGGTCGTCGAACAGGCCCGGCTGGTGGGGTTCCAACGCCTCCTGCTCGGCCTTGAAGAAGTCCTTCTTCGTCTTGCCCCGCTTCCGACCTTCACGCGTGTGGCAGTCGTAGGCGTAGTTGGGGATGGGCACGTAGTCGTCCGCCTTGCGCAGTTCGTCGGCGAGCGTGTTCGGGTCGAGCCCGGCGCTCTCGTCGTAGACGAAGTTTTGCAGGTGGTCGGCGTCCCGGCTCTTCTTGGAAAGGCAGAGCAAGATCACCGCCTTCGAGATGAAGATTCGGCCACGGTGCTTCTTGGCGGGTACACCTTCATTGACCGCGAGGTAGGCGTCGTGGAGCGCCTTGACCTCCTGGGTGAGGATGCCCCAGCAGTCCTCCGCGCTCACGGTGAGGAGCCGCTTCCAACAGTATTTGCCGAAGCCGCTCGCCCACAGTTCCAGCGCCCAGTAACCGGCCAGCGCGGCGTCGCCCCGGCGGATGCCTTTCTGCATCGCCGAGGACACCTCGCTGAATTGGTAGCCGCGCTTGGTGCGAAGGTTCATCGGATCGTTGAGTAACAGGTTAGGTAGGTCGTCCATGGGAGGAGCCTCTTGGCCGTGGCTTTGAGGTTCCATCCGTTTGCATCACCATTTTCCGGCAGGTGGCTGGGTGGGTCGCGATAAAAGGAGGGTGTTCGGGGGTGCCTCATCATGAACTCAGCGGTGCAGGTTGAGGCTCTGCCGCCGGGGTGCGTGGATCGCGACACGCTCCTGGCTCTTGTAATTTTCGAAGCGGATGTGGACCTTCCACTTGCGCTTGAGGTGGCGCTTTTCCGCTGTGATCCGGTCGGCGGTTCGGAAGATCGAGTTGCCACCAAGGTTCTTGTCCCTTCCCTGGACGAAGCAGAACCGCGCCTCGTTCCAGACCAGCCGGGTGTCGAGCAACTCCTGGAGCGTGGCATCGATGTCGCACTTGCACTTGAGCAACTCGTCCCACTTGGGCGCGTTGCCGTTCTCGTCCCGCACGATGCCGACCGCCCCGCCAACCCAGTGGTTCACGCCGAAGGGATCGTTGCGCTGAAGGAGGCGGGGATCGCTGCGCTGGTGCCAGCCGAAAAGCCGGGCGTCCGCGCCCCGCGCACACCACGCTGCGTTCGTGATCATGGCGAGGGTTTCTTCCGGGCTCAGCTTCCGGCAGCGGAGGCTCACCATGCAGACGCAGGCGGTGATGTCGTCGTCGAGCATGACGACGGCGTCCTCAGTGAAGCGGTCGAGGATCCAATTCCGCACGGCGGACACGCCCGTGATCTCATCCGGGATGAGCACGGTTTCCGGCAGCGGGATGCCGGCGTAGTCAGCCTTTTCGCTTTCGGGAACGACCAGCGTTGCGCTGGGGAACAGCTTGTGGCTGGTCATCGTCCTTGCCCGGCTGCGGCTCAGGATCACGAGCCTCAGTTTCAGGGGACGGAGTTCCGGCCACGGGTTGTCCGGCGGCGCGCTGGCAGAGTTGGAGCAGTCGTTTTCCATGTAAAACCCTTCCGATTCCGAGCTTCTTGGTGGTGCGGGTGATCGAGTAATCCACCTCGCGCACCCCCATGAGCTGGAGCGCCTGCATCCAGTCGCGCAGGTCGTGGAACATGAAGACGAGGTAGTCGTGGTGCTCGAAGGCCTGGCACTCCATCCGGGGGATCGGCTCGATGTCGTCCGCCGGGTCGTCGTCCTCGAAGAGCTTGCGGATCTCGTCCTCCATGAAGCCGGTCAGCTCGATGTCGAAGTCCGGATCGGCTTCCTCGATCTGTTTGAGGAGGCTGCGCAGGTCGTCCTCGTCGAGCTCGGCCAGTTCCGCGAGGCGGTTGTCGGCCAGGAGGTCGGCCAGTTCCTCAGCGTCCGAACCGTAGTCCTGTTCGTCGAGGGGCACGGTATCGCAGCCCAGCAAAAGCGCCGCCTCAAGACGCCCGTGCCCGCGCACGACAAGGCCGCTGCGCTTCGACACGGTGATCGGATTGCGCCAGCCCTGGTCCTGGATGATCGAGGCGAGCAGCTGGATCTGGTGCGCGCTGTGCCGGTTCGGGTTGGCCGGGTTCGGCTTCAACTCGTTCGGGTCGGCTTCGCGGGTGTGGGCGCAGTGGACGGGAATGCTCACCACGCGGGCGGGCTGTCAACGGCGTGAGGTTCGTTGACTTCGAAACCCCGGGCAATATGGAATCCGTCCTGCCGCCAGACGTAGCCCGCAAGCTGCTGCACAAGGATCTCGCGAACCTGGTCAAACGGGTCCACGAGGGAAAGAAGCTGACCCGCGCCGAGCGCACCATGCTCCAGAACCTCGCCGGGGCGCCGGCGGGGCATTCGGGGCCGACCCACGCCCGCAACTACGTCGAGCTGGCCGAACTGCTCGGCGTGAGCCGCCAGGCGCTCGGAGGGTGGCGCCGCCGCAAGGATGCCCCGAAAGCGGCGGCCAACGGTCTGCACGACGTGGGCGCGTGGCGCGAGTTCATGGCCCGCCACCACCTCAAGGGATCGGACGCGCCCGCCACCGATGAGGAGGCATCACTCAAGGCGCGCAAGCTCCTCGCCGAGGTGGAGGAGCGGGAGCTGCGCCTCGCGGTGAAGAAGGAACTCTACGTCCCGCTCGACCTGGTGAAACAGGAGTGGACGACGCGGGTCGGCCGGGCGGTCGCCCTGTTGCGCAACAAGTTCGAGTCGGAGCTTCCACCGATCCTCTCCGGCCTCGACGCCGTCGGCATTCAGGAGGAGTGCCGCCGGGCCATCGACGAGGTGATGGCGATCCTGCACGCGGGCGAGGATGAACCTTGAGCTGATCGGCGAAGTCTGGCGGGGCAGCTGGAAGCCGCCCGACCGCCGTCCGCCCTGGGCGTGGGCCGAGGAGCACGTCCACCAGATCCCCTATTCGCCCGTGCCCGGTCGGTTCCGCGCCGACAATTCGCCCTGGCTGAAGGAACCGCTCGAAGCGCTGGTCGATCCGAAGGTGCGCGTCGTCTCCGTGATCGCCTCGATCCAGTCGAGCAAGACCACCATCGGCGAACTCGGGCTCTGCTACATCATCGCCAACCTGCCCGGGCCGACGCTCTGGCTCGACCAGGCCGAGAGCCGCCTCGGCCCGGTCTTCGAGGAGTGCCCTCCGGTGAAGGCGCTCTTCCCGCGCAACCGCCACCGGATGAAGACGGCGACCAAGCACTTCTCCAACGGCATGACGCTCTGGGTGCTCGGAGCCCACAACAAGACCAACCTCCAGCGGCGCTCGATCCGGTGGTTGGTCTGCGATGAAACATGGAGGATGCCGCCCGGACACATGGCCGAGGCGGAGGCGCGGGTCACCGCCTTCGGCTGGCTGGGCAAATGCCTGTTCCTCAGCCAGGGCGGCGAGGAACACGACGACACCCACCGCAAATACGAGACTACCGACCAGCGCGAGTGGACCTACGAATGCCCGGAGTGCGCGCTGCGCCAGCCGTGGAAGTGGGAGAACGTGGAGTGGAGCAAGGACGCCCGAGGCGAGGACGGCGAGTGGAACTTTTCCCAGGTGCGGGCGACCACCTCGCTGCGTTGCGAAGGCTGCGGCCACCAGTTCGAGGACTGCGACAAGACCCGCCGACGGCTGAACAAGTCCGGGCGCTACGTGGCGCAGAACCCGAACGCTTCGCCCGAGAACGTCGGCTTCCACTGGAACGCGCTCTGCGCGATGAGCTGGGGCAGGCTCGCCGAACTCTACCTCCGCGCCAAGATCGCCGCGAGGATGGGAGATCTGGAGCCGCTCAAGATCTTCTACCAGAAGCGCCTCGCTGAACCCTGGCGGGATTTCGTGGACGACTTCCGCCTGGAGATCGAGCCGAGCGGCTACCGCCTCGGGGAATCGTGGGAAGGCGAGGCCGCGCTCGACGCCAAGGGCCGTGTCCTCGAAGCGCCGGTCGATCCCGAGGCGGCGGCTGCCCCCATGCGCATCCTCACGGTGGACTGCCAGATGGACCATCTCTTCGCCGTGGCGCGTGGCTGGGCGGCGGACGGATCCTCCCGCCTGCTCTGGCACGAGCGTCTCCTCACCTGGGACGATGTGGACGAGTTGCAGGAGCGCTTCGGCATCCATTCCAACCTCGTCTTTGTCGATGCCGGCCACGCCACCTACGACGTGTATCGCGAGTGTGCGAAACGGGGCTGGACCGCGCTGATGGGCGACCGCCGCCCCACCTTCATCCACCGGCTCCGGGACGGGCGGAAAGTTCACCGGTTCTATGCGCCGCGAAGAAAGGTGGTGCTCAACCGGACGCAGGGCTGCTCGGTCTTCTACTGGTCGAACCTCAACATCAAGGACATGCTCGCCCGCCTGCGGCGCAACCAGGACCCGGAGCGCGGACCGACCTGGGAAATCCCGGAGGACGCGGGCGAGGATTACCTCAAGCAGATGGAGAGCGAGCGCCGTGTGAAGAAGGGCGGCAAGTGGCTCTGGCAGCAGATCGGCGACCGGCCCAACCACTACCTCGACTGCGAGGCCATGCAGGTGTGCGCGGCGGTGATGCTGAAGCTGGTGGGACGCGAGGCCGGGGGCGACACGCCGGACGGCGAGGAATCCGGCGAGGGCGATTGACACGGGGGCCGGGGCAATCGCCCGCCCATGCCCCGACCGGACCATCTGCGACGACGAATGACCGCCGCGCGGAACCGGCGGAGGACGGAACGGGACAACCCGAAACGCTCTCGCCCCATGAAGAACAAGCAATTCCTCCAGGGAAAACTCACCTACGTCGGCATCCTGCTCACCGCCCTCGGCGCCCTCGGCAGCCTGTTCGGCTTCACCGTCCCCACCGACGAAGTGAAGGGCATCATCGGCTGGATCCAGACCAACTGGGATTCGGTGATGGAGTTCGTCGGCCTGGTCGTCGCCGCCTACGGCCGGATCCGGATCAACTGGCGCAAGGACAAAGCATGAAGCCGGACGCCCTCGCCGCCCAGATTGTCCGCGAGGCGAGCCGCTTCGTCGGCCTGCGCGAAGTCCGCCGCAACTCGGACTGGGACAACCCCAGGACGCCGGAGCGTGACTACGCGCTGGCGGAGGAACTGCGCCAACTGATGCGTCCCTCGCCGTGGGAGGAAGGATGGGCCTATTGCGCCGCCTATACCGAGGGAGTCGTGGTCGCGGCCTTGCGGGCGCTCGGTTTTCCCGAGCCGAAGGTTAAGCGCTGGCAGAAGGTGATGACGCCCCACTGCGTCACCAGCGCGGGCAACTTCCGCGCGCGGGGGATGCTCGGCGAGAAGCCCGCCACCGGTGCGGTCTGGCTGGCGCGACATGGAACCTCCTCCAACGGCCACGCCGGGATCGTCACCGCTTCGTCGGGTCGCAGCATGTCCACGATCGAGGCCAACACCTCGCTTGATCCTTCCACCCCGGCGAAGGAGCGCGAAGGCGACTGGATCACCACGCGTGTCCGCTCCGTCGTCGGAACCGGCAGGCTCAAGACGATGGGCTTCGTCACGCCGGAAGCCATCCTCGCTTTCCTCGAATCCTGATGTCGATGAACCTCCATCTCACCGGCAAGGTCCACGACCTGATCGCCACCGCCACTGCGGGCGGCGTGGTGGCCGTCGCCCTGAGCGATTTCGACATCGCGCTCAAGATCGTGGTCGGCGTGCTGACCAGCGTGTTCCTCCTGCTCGGCATCCTGATCCGTGCGCGCGAGCTGCGGGCGCGGTGCAAGGACGAAAAGAACCACGGCCGGGGTGACCCGCGTTGACAGCCGGTTCCGCGCATGGCTCGCGGCCTTTTCATCACCGGTTTCACAGCAGCCGAAGTCCTGCAAATCCAGGCCAAGGCCAAGGAACTCCTCTTGGAGGGCAAGACCCTCATGGCCTGGGGCGAGAGCGGATCAACTGCCACCAAGCAGTTTCCGATGACGGTGCGCGAGGTGCTGGAGGAATGCGCCCACGCCCTGCCCATCCTTGATCCGGAAACCTTCGGACGCCCGCCGCGACGGGTCGGATCGACCCGGGTCGGATCTCTCCCGAAATGAACGCCACGCTCCAGCGACTCGCGGTGTCCCTCCTGCCGCCGATCCTCGTCCCGAAGGCCTGGTCCTCGGTCTACGACAACGCCCAGAACTCGCCCCGGCGCGGGCCGGTTCCGGGAGCCTCGCCGCGCGACGCCCGCAAGGATCTCACGCCCGCCGCCCGCCGCGAGTTGGTGCGTCGATCCCGCTACCTCTACAAGAACTCGGGTTTCGTCCGCGAGATGGTCTCGTCGATGGCGATTTACTCGACCGGGGACGGCATCCGGCCCCAGGCGCAGTCGCCCGACCCGGACTGGAACCAGCGGGCGGAAGATTACTTCAAACGCTGGGGCGCGGGCTGCGAGGTGACCGGTCGATTCAGCTTCGAGGAATGCCAGGGGCTGGTCTGCCGGGGGCTCGACATCGACGGCGAATACTTCGTGATGAAGACGCGCAACCGGCTCGGGTTGCCGTCGCTCCAGCTCATTGAGACCCACCGCATCGGCGACGACGAATACGCTCCGACTTCGGTGGACGGGGTTACGCTGGACGACTGGGGCGCGCCTCAGAGCTACCGCCTCATCGAGGACGGCGGCCACCGCGACGTGCCCGCCTACCAGATGCTCCACGTTTTTGAGCCGGAGCATTCCTCCGCCGTCCGGTCCGCGCCGACCATCCAGCATTCGATCAACCACGTCATCGACGAGATGGAGTTGCTCGCGCTGGAGAAGCACGCCGTGAAGGACAACGCCGACGTGACCCGCGTCCTCAAGAACCAGGCGGGGGCGCTGGAGGAAGGCACCGACTTCGAGTTCCGCGACGGCGACGCGGCGCTGGAATCGGACAACAGCAACCCGACAGATCTTCAGCGCATCGTGGGCGGCAAGCTGGTGGCGCTGAAGCCGAACGAATCCCTCGAATCGTTCGAGTCGAAGCGGCCCAGCCCGACCTTCACCGGATTTCTGGAACACCTGCGGCGCGATTCGGCGCTCGGCGTGCTGCCCTTCGAGTTCGCCGCCGATTCCTCGAAGATCGGCGGGGCGGGCGTGCGGCTCGTGGTGGCCAAGGCCGACCGGCGGTTCTCGCTCCGGCAGATGACACTGGTGCAGAGGCTGATTCGCCCGGTGTGGTTCTACGTGATCGGTGACGCCATCGACCGGGGCGAGTTGGAGGCGGTTCCGAACTGGTGGCGGATCAGCTGTGTTCGGCCCAAGCGGCTCAGTGTGGACGCCGGGCGCGAATCCCAGCAGAACCGCGCCGACGTGGAGATGGGGTTGAAGACAATCAGCACCCACTACGAGGAACTTGGCGCGGACTTCGGCGAGGAGATCGAGCGCCGCGCCCGCGACGTGCGCATGATCCTCGACGCCGCCAAGAAACACGGCGTGCCGGTGGAACTGCTCTGGAAACCGGCCGGCGAATTGGCTCCCGTTGACAGCGGCAACGGGACGTGACGCCGCTCGACGCCATCCGATCCCGCCAGCCCTGGCTCATCACGCCCGAGGCGCTGGATCATTTCGCCGCCCGGACGACCGCCTTCGCGACGGGGCAGCTTTTCCAGGATGACCCGCCCACGCATCCGCTCCTCAGCATCGAGGACGGTGTCGGCATCGTCAGCCTGGACGGGCCGCTGATCCGTCGCCCCGGCCTCATCGAGAGCTGGCTCTTCGGCGCGGTGGATACCGAGGACGCCATCGGCGCGATCCGCGAGGCGGTGAAGAACGAGAAGGTCGATGCCATCCTGCTCGACATCGATTCGCCGGGCGGAACCGTGAACGGAACACCCGAACTCGCCGAAGCGGTCGCGGACGCATCGCGGGAGAAGTTCGTCTACGCCTTCTCCGGCGGCCTCATGTGCAGCGCGGCCTATTGGGTGGCTTCGCAGTGTGATGCCATCTACGCCTCGCCCAGCGCGCGGATCGGATCGGTCGGCGTGATCATTCCCTTCCTCGACAGCGCCGAGGCTTACCGGCAGGCGGGCCTCCACATGGAGGTGTTCGCCTCCGGCAAGTTCAAGAGCATCGGCACGCCGGGCACCTCGCTTACCGACGAACAGCGCGAGCTGCTCCAGGGCGAGGTGGAGGAAATTTTCGCCGACTTCCGCACGGCCGTTCTGACGCGAGGCCGGAAGATCCCGGACGAGGCAATGGAAGGCCAGACCTTCAGCGCCCGCCAGGCCCAGCGGCACAACCTCGCCGGGATGGCCAAGAACCGGGACGCCGTGCTCGCCCGCCTGCGCCGCCTGCACTCCGCCAAAGTTGACACGGTGGCCCGGTCGATTCCGCACGCGATCATGAAGACCGTTGAAGACCAGCTTTCCGAAGCCCTCGCCCGCATCGAAACCTTCGAAGCCGAGGCCGGGGAACGAGATCACGAACTCAAGCAGCTCTCCGGGCAGCTCGAAGAAGCCAAGGCCTCGCTGGAGGCGAAGGAAGCCGAGCTGACCACGGCGACCCAGGAACACGAAACCGCACTCGCCGACCTGAACCGCCAGTTCGAAGACGAGCGCGCCCAGGGCCGGGAGCAACTGGCCGGTGCGCGGACCGAGATCGACCAGCTCACCCAGCAGGTGACCGGGCTGACCGAAGCCAACGCCGACCTCGCCGCCCGCGAACAGGACATCGAGAAGCGGGCCGCCCTCCGTGCCGCGCAGATCGCCGCCGAATCCGGCAGCCGGACGCCCGCCCACGTCACCCCGGCGGGAGACGACCAGCCTGACCAAGCACCCAAGAGCGCCGCCGCCGTCTGGAACCGCCAGTTCCAGCCCGCCCGCTGAACCAAGCCCATTTCTCCAACCCACATCCGACCATGCCCGTTCCCACTCTTCTCGATCTTGCCAAGCTGGATGCCGGCGTCGGCTACCCGATCATCGAGGAAGCCGTCAAGAGCGCGCCCGAACTCCGGGCGGTTCCGGCCTCCACCATCATGGGCACCACCATGGAGCTCACGGTGCGCACCGGTCTTCCCTCGGTCGCCTTCCGCGATGCCAACCAGGGCGTGGCGCGCAGCAAGTCGAGCTACGAGACCCGCACCTTCCAGACTCACATCCTCGACCACCAGATCGCGGTCGATGAGCAGATCGTGAACGGGGCCAAGGATCGCGGACGCCTTCTCGAAAACCACGTCATCGGCGTGATGGAGGCGGCGATGCAATACGTGGGCAGCCAGTTCTACTACGGCACCGGCCACGACGCGAAGGGCTTCCCCGGCCTGCTCGCCCAGTACGCCGCCGACAACGACCACACCGTCGATGCCGGAGGCGCCACCGCCAAGACCTCGGTCTGGTTCCTCAAGCTCGGCCCCGAGTGCCTGGAGTTCCTTTTCGGCAATGGCCAGACCATCGGCCTGAACGATACCTGGGAGCTGGAGACCGTCTATGACGACGACGGCAACCCTTACAAGGCCTGGACCAACTGGATGTCCGGTCGGGTCGGACTGCGCCTCGCCAACCGCAACTGCGCGGTGCGGATCAAGAACGTGGAGGAGTCCGGCGAGAACAAGAAGACGGTCACCGACGAGATCCTCTATTCGGCCTACGAGAAGTTCACCGAATTCGGCATGGAGCCGACCCACATCTTCATGAACGGGCGCTCCCGCGAGCAGCTTCGCGGCAGCCGCACGGCCACCAACCCGGCGGGCAACCCCGCGCCGCTGCCCACCGAATGGGAGGGCATCCCCATCATCCGAACCGCCTCGATCGTGAACAGCGAGGCCTGATCCTCACATCCCGACCACTTCATCATGCACTCTCTCAAAGACGCCGAACTGACCCGCACGCTGGCGCTCCCGGATGCTGGGAACAGCGCTTCCAGCGAATCGATCGATCTCAGCGCGACCGAACAGGTCGAGTGTCATTTCGAGGTCGAGATCGCCGTGCCCGCGCTCGCGAACCTGGCCGAGGCCAAGAAGCTCACCGTGACGCTCGAAGACTCGGCGGACGACTCCAGCTTCACCGCGATCGCCGGGTTGGCTCCGCTCGAAGTGACCGGTGGAGTGGGAGGCGGATCCGCTGCGGCCTCGCTCCGCGTGCGCCTTCCCAACACGGCCCGGCGCTACCTGCGCGCCACCGCCGACGTCGAAGCCGCCGGGGGCGACAGCACGGGAAGCAGCCTCACCCTCGGCCTGATCTTCTGATCGAATCACTTTCCCGGCACACGCGTCTCGCGGTTCTCGGGGTTAGGGTAAGCCCCGGTCGGTCTTCAAAACCGGCCGGGGCTTTCTAGTCTGGGCAGTGGACGAGACTGCCTTTCCACTCCATCGTGGCAGCATGTGGATCGCCTCGAAATACGGTTTCTTCAGCATCGTCAAGAAAGAAGACGTTTTCCACGTCCGGGCACGCTGCCAAGCCGACTTGGACAACCTACGCAGCGCCTCTGGGATCAGTGACGATGTGAAGGAGAGCTATCCAGGCAGCGACTACCCGTGGCGACTGATCGTCGGGACGGAATCCTTGGGGAAAGTGTTTCAAGCGTTGGAAGCAACGATCGACTACGGCAATTTCAAAGGGATGATCGGAACCACTTCCGACCAGCGGGACAAACTCGACGCCTACCACCACATCTGGGCGGAAATGAATCGCTGGCAGGAATCCAAGGGCAGGTAGTTCGTTGCGCAACGAACTTCGCTCGGATTGACAGACGAAGCGGGTAAGGATGCCCGCCTCCCGCTACGACGAACTCGACGCCGATCTCGCCGCGATCATCGATGAAGTCGGGATCGAGGTGACTTGGAATGACGGCACCTACAAGGCAGTCGTCGCCGATCCCCGCGTCGAGCTGGACCTGCAGACCGGCGGCTTCATGCCCGAAGCCGACTTCCAGGTGAAGATCCGCAAGGCCGAGCTGCCCGATCCCGGACCGCGAATGCGGCAGACGGTCGTCATTCGCGGCGAGACCTTCGCCATCAAGGGGCTGACCGACCGCCCCACCAGCCCGCTCCTGATCCTGCACGTCGCCCGCGCATGAACGCCTACGTCGAGAATGCCTTAGCCGACTGGCTCGTGGATGCCGGGATCACGGCCCCCGTGCATACCGGAGCCTCGGCGGAGGAATTCGATCCCGAGCGTCTCGCGATCATCGTATCGGTGCCGGATGTGGAACATTCCGCCGGCCCGCTGCACCGCGCGACGGTGAACCTGATCGTGACCGGCCCGGCCTATCACGCCACCCTGCAAAGCTACCGGGACGCCGCCGCAGAGATCCGCAATCTGGTGGATGCCCACGCCGACAACGGTCTGGCCGATGCGGTCGCGGAACAGGCCGGAGCCACCTTCGGCGGGCTCTGGGTGCGCGAAAGCAGCGAACGGATCGAGGAAGACCGGTGGATCCACACCCTGACTGTGGTGGCCGGTCTGGTGCGGCCGGTTTGACACCCTGCCGCCTGGGATGACGCAGGAGATCTACAGGCATTCGTCCGGGCGCTTCCGCGTAATCTTGATTCTCACAGCGCAGTTCGTGCTGCCGATGGGCGAAGCTCATCCGCCCCATTCACCGGGCACCTACCTGATCCAGCGGCGGCGGTGGCTTTGGTGGAGAACGCTCACGCGGCAAGGGTTCTCGAATCGAAGTGATGCGGTGCAGCGTTGCCGCGCCCTCGCCGACTGGGAGCGGCGAACGGGCGCGAGCGCATCGCGTTGACAGAGCCATCCGGTTATGCCCGCCCATCTCGGAGTCGCCACCAACTTTGGCCTGACCACACCGGCCGGCGGTTACGTCCAGGAATCGTCCCGCGAGGACAGCGTGGAAATCGCCACCATCCGCAATGAATCGGGCGTGACCGTCAAGGCCGTGCCCAAGCCCATGGTCACCCGCTCGGTCAGCATCAAGGGCAAGGGCGACGCCGAACTCGCCGCCGTGGCCAGCGGTTCCTTCACCGCCGGGGCGCTCCGCATCACCGAAGCCAAGCAGAGCGAGAGCAACGAGGACTTCCCCGACTTCGAGATCTCCGGCACCGCCTACCTGAACCTTCCCGAACCTTGATCCCATGCCTGTCACTCTGACCAACATCGGTATCCAGTCCGTGGACATCACCCTCGCCGAAAGCGTGGAGGTGAGCGCCAAGGTCGAGGCCAAGCCGCTCCTCGACAAGGACGGCAAGTTCGCCGATGGCGCGGCCTTCGATCCCACCTCCGACTTCAGCCTCAAGGGCCGGGGCGATCTGCCCGCCGGGCTTGCCGTGGGCAGCGATGGCGGGGCGGACGTGGACGGCCTGTTCGCGGGCGGCGTGACCATTGTCAGCTCGGTGAAGGAGATGGAGAAGAACGACGACTGGAACTCCTGGGAATGTTCCGGCCAGAACTTCCCGAACGCTGCCTGACCCGACCATGAAGAGCGGACAAAAGATCATCTTCGTGCGCGGCAACGAGCCGCCGCTCAAGAGCCGGGACACCGCGCTCATCGCCGCCGCCGTGATCAGCGGCGCGAAGCTGGCCGGGGACAAGCCGCTCATCGACACCATCGAGGAAGCCGGGGACGAAGCCCGGCGCACCGCCACCTGGAGCGTGGACGGCGGAAGCGAGATGGCCTTTCGCCCGAACTTCCCGGCGGAGACCATCGACTTCGCCGAGTTCCGCAGGCGCTTCGAGGACGACGCCTGGTGCCGGGCCAATCCCGACCATCCCATCGCCTACCTCCGCGCCTTTGCCGACACCTTCACCGATCTCCGCGAACAGCTTCGCGGTCGGAAGCCCGCCTTCCTCATCCGCAAGGGCAAGCGCTTCGCCGTGATCCCGCAGGACGCGGAGCCGGAGCAAAAGCGGGAGATCCTCGAACTGCTCGGCTGACCCTACCACACCCACCAACCCATGCCCGACAACACCCGAACCCAGAAACTCGAAGCCGCCTTCGCTGATTCCAACGAGGACGACACCGTGATCGGCAGCCTCCGCCTTCGCCCGTTTTCCCTGGGCACTCTCAACGTGTGTCGCCAGCTCGACCTCACGCTCTTTCTCGATGGCGAGGTGGAGCTGAGCGACGAGGAAAAGCAGCGCCAGATCGTGGCCTTCGCGTGGGCGCAGTCCGCGCCGCTGCCTGAAGTGCTGAAATCGCTGCGATCTGGTGACGCTGAGGACCGCATCGCCGAGTTCGAGTTCCGCATGGACGTGGGCGATCTGCCGGAGCTCATCCGGGAGATCCAGCGCATCTCCGAACTGGCGGCGGCAGCGGCGGTCGAGGTGGCCCCGAAGCCGGGTTCGACCGGCGACGAGGACGCGCCCCCAAACTACTAGAGCCGGGGTGGACGGCCTCGATCGTCTTCACCCTGGCACGCGAAACCGGCTGGCCCGAATCCTTCCTCGTCTGGCGGCTCCCGCTGCCCCGCGCCCTCCAGTATTACCACTGCGCGTTGCGTGCCTCGCTCGCCTGGACGGTGCCGCCAAGCGAACCGGCAAGCAACCGCCTCGCCCGGCTGGAGGCGCTCGCCGCCAGCCTTGCCGTTGACGAGGACGACGAGGCGTAGGCATGAGCACCGAAATCGAAGTCGACACCCGAGAATTCATGGCCACGGCGGCGCGGTTCCTCGCCACGTCAAAGCGGGATCATCTCGTCGTGATGCGCGAGCAGGCCAAGGGCGTGATCCGCGAGGTCATCGCCCTGACGCCTCCGGGCCGACCCGGTGCGACGAAGGCTAGGGGACGTGGCACGGCCAAGGTGAAGGCGGACATCCTCAAGCTGGTGAAGGGCACGTCCAGCGAGGCCAAAGTCCAGCGTCGCGACATCGCGGCCATCCATGCCTCGCGCCGCCGACGGGGCCGGGTGACGAACGAGATCAGCCCGCGCATCGTGGTGCCGATGGATGCCTTGCGCGCCTACATCAAGGAGCGTCAGGCGCGGGTCGGCCACCTCGCTTCCGGCTGGAACACCGCCGCCGCCAAGCTCGGCTACAAGCCGCCCGCCTGGGTCTGGCGCAACGACGGGCAGGGCGCCATCCAGATCCACGTCACCGACAAGGACATCATCATCCGGGCCACCAACCGTGTCGCCTTCGCCTCGGAGATTTCGATGCTCAACCGCCGCATCCAGGCGGCGCTCAACATCCAGCGCAACAAGATGGAGCGCCGCCTCGCCTCCTACCTGAAGCGGGCGGCGGCGCGCTCCGGATTCAAGTGACCGACGCATGGCCGCCATCACCGCCGAACTGGCCCTCGAGGTCTCGAAGTTCCAGGGATCGCTGCGCCAGGCGCAGGATTCGCTGAGGAGCTTCCGTTCCCGCGCCCAACGCCAGGGCTCCGGCCTCGGCACATCGATGTTCGCCGGCGTGGGCAAGGCGGCGGCGGGACTCGGCGCGATTCTGGCCGGAGCGGTGGCGGCGGTCGGTGTCGGCAAAGTCGTGTCCGGCGCGATCAGCCGGGCGGTTTCCGACGAGCAACTCCAGGTGAGCTTCGACGTGCTGGTCGGCGATCCGACCAAGGCCAAGGAAACCATCAATTCGCTGCGCAAGCTCGGCACCGAAACGCCCTTCGAGTTTCCGGAACTGGCCGAGGCCGGCAAAAAGCTGATCGCTTTCGGCGAGGGCGCGGATTCGGTGACCGGCACGCTCCGACGGATTGGTGACATCTCGAGCGGCATCCAGGCGCCCATCGGCGACATCGCCGAGATCTATGGCAAGGCGAGGGTGCAGGGACGGTTGTTCGCCGAAGACATCAACCAGCTCACCGGTCGCGGCATCCCCGTGATCCAGGAGTTCGCCAAGCAGTTGGGCGTGACCGATGCCGAGGTGAAGTCGATGGCCAGCGCCGGGAAGCTCAGCTTCGACAATCTGGAGCAGGCCTTCATCAGCCTCACGGCGGAAGGCGGCAAGTTCGGCGGCATGATGGCCCGCCAGAGCCGCACCGTGGGAGGGCTATGGTCCACGTTCAAGGACACCGTGGGCGAGGTCTTGCTCGCCTTCGGCCAGCCGATCAACGACGCCCTGCGTCCGCTTCTCGACGAGGCCATCGAGCAGGTCGGCGCACTCAAGGAGGCCGCCACGAGGATCGGCACGGCGGTGGCCAACGCGCTGAAAACGATGATCGCCTTCTTTCAGGAGTTCAGCGCGGCGGAGATGGGCAAGCTCGTGCTCGACTCGCTCGTGCTCGGGTTCAAGACCGCGGTGAACGTGCTGTTCCGCGGATTGGTTGGCGTGTTCGCCGCCACCGGCCAGCTCATCATCGAGAACTTCAAGAACGCGATCACCCTCTTTTCCATCCTCACCACGGCGGACTTCTGGAAGGGGATGGGACACGCGCTGATCGGCGTGGGCAAGTCCTTCGGTGCCATCATTCTGGAGTTCCTCGCGAAGGCCGTAGCAGGACTGAAGAAGATCCCGGGCCTCGGCAGGCTCTTTGGTGAAGCCGACGCCTCGCTCCGCAGCAAGGCGCAGGCGGCACGCGAAAGCGCGTCCCAGAGTTTCTCGCGCAGCAAGGATCTGCTCACGCCCGCCTGGGAAGCGGTGCAGGATCGCTTCGGCGAGACGATCCGGAACGTGGGCCAATCGTTTTCCGACACCTACGAGAACACAGGCAACCTGTTCGACACCTCGAAACAGGAGGCGGCACTGGCGGAGGCGGCTACCCGTCTGAGCGGCCGTCTCGCCGCCAGCGAGGCCAAGGCCCGGCAGCTTCAGGCGGAGGCCAAGGCCGCCGAACGGGAACCGGCTCCCGGCCCGGCAACCGCAACGGCTGCTGCCGGATCGGCCCGTCTTTCTCCCGGCACCTTCGCCTCGGCGATCAACCTGGTCATGGGCCGGAGCGCCAACGAGCTGATCCTCGACGAAACCAAGAAGCAGACCGAAACCCAGCGCCAGATGGCGGGGCAGCTCCGGCAGATCAACGAGAAGCTCACACCGCGCCCGCAGAACGGTACGCCCGCCTCCCCGGTGCCGGTGGTTGATATGGTGCCCCGCTTTGCATGAGCGCCGCCCCCTTTCAAATGCTCGGGCTGAGCGCCAGCCGCGACGAGCGCGGGCTGGTGAGCATCTCGGTGCCGTGGAACTGCAAATCGCTCGCCCAGACGATGAGCGTCGGCGGCGGATCGCCCTTCGGCCTGCCCGAAACGGGAAGGCAGGTGAGCCAGCTGGAGGACGCCTCTTATCAGGTCACCATCACTTACGAGGGAACCGAGGACGAACCGGGTGAGGAGCAGAGTTATGAGTTCGATTCGAGCTTTCGCGAGGAACCGATCGAGAGCCATCCCAAGATCAACCAGATCAGGAAACGCTTCGGCGGGGTGATCGGTGATGACGGACGAATCACCTTTCCCGAGAAGCTGCCCAGCGCCACTGGCGAGGGAACCGGTCTGTCGGGAGCCGAATCGACCAGCGCCGAAAAGAACCCGATGTTCGGCCAGGCGACCTACCTGGTGCTCAACGCTGTGTTCCGCCGCACCTACTTGGAACGGCGGGTACCGAAGGATCTGCTCGACGGTGTGGGAACCACCAGGGAACGGCTGCCAGGGGGGCTACCCACGCCGAAGGGACGCAACTGGCTCGTCATGCCGCCCAAGGTGGCCCGGCGCGGCAACGTGTTTGAGATCACCGAGGAATGGATGCTCTCCAAGCCCGGGGAGAAGTGGCCGGAAGCAATCTATGGGCTGATCGAGCGATGATCGACCTGCGCGATCTCTACGTGCGTCCCGGCGAGCCGGTGATGCCCGCCTGGCAGCGGCTCCTCGAATGGGCGAAACAGTTCCGACTCTTCGCGGGCCGGGGCGTGCGCCTCACCCGCACCCCGAACGGCACCTATGTCGTCGCCGATCTCAAGGCGAATCCCTGGAACCATCCGTTCAAGGTCAGACTCGCGGAGCGGGAAGTGACCGTGGGTTTCGGCACGGTGGAGGGCATCGTCCCGAGGATCGGCAGCAAGACCATCGACGGGCTCGATGCGAGCGGCAAGGAAACCGAGCCGCCCAAGCTGCCCATCGCCGGTGAGCCGAACGACGCCCTCCGCTCCTGGGTGGTCGTGGAGGTGAAGGTCGCGCCCGAAGGCGGGGAGATCGATCCCGAGGACTCGGAAGCCGTCACCATCCGCCACGTCAGGGAACTGAAATCGGATGACCCCCAGGTCGGGCGCCATCCGCTGGCCATGCTGATCTGGGCGTCCAACGGAACCACGATTCTTCGGGCGAGGCAGATCACCCATTTCAATATCAGCCACCTCTACGTGGTGGATCGGGGAGCCGAGGAACGCCCCGGCCGCCATCTCTTCTGGGCGACATGAAGACGATTCTCGCCAGCGCCTGGAACGCCCTGATCGACCGGCTCCGGCGCGATCAGTTGCTCGGCTGTACCGTCCTCCAGCGGGGAAGCTGGAAGCACCCGTGGCAGGTGACGCCGACCTGGGATCCGGAACGCGAACGATGGGTGGCCGCGATTCACCCCGGCTTCGTGAATGGCCTCGACGCCGAAGTCCGGATCCGCGAGGACGAAGTGCCTCCCGAAACGCTGGAGCGTCTCGACATCGATCCCAACAACGCCACCGGAGGTCGCATCGACGCCTGGCTTACCGAGACGCCCCAGTTGCCGCTCAACCAGTGGCGCTCGATTGGAAGGGACGCCTTGCCCACGAGTGTGTCGGTGTCGGGCTTCGAGAACATCGTGGCCTCCTACGAGACCGTGCCGGATTTCTTCCTCGCGCTCGGGGCGGGAGAACCACCGGAGGGAATCTTCGCCCCCGTCGGAAGCAAGGGCGGCACACGGCTGCTCCGCGCCACGGAGATCGTGCTGCACAAGGACCGCATCACCACGGGCACCGATTGGACCTTCGGCGCAGGCGTGGATGGCACCTTCGCCCAATTCAACGTGATCTACCGCCTGCCACCTGGAGCGAGGGAACGCGCCTACATCCGAACCACCGCCAGGTACGAACCACCGCAACGCCCCGATGCGTTGGAACGGCTTCGCGGGAACTGGGAGGACGTGTCCTACGACCCGCTCCATCTCTCAACGGTCTATCTGCTCTCTCCCGAGGACGCGCCCGCCGGTTCCGAGCCGGGGCCGGAATGGTCGCCCTACGTGAAGCATCGGGTGTTCTGGAACCTCAACCACGCCGTCAGCTTCGAGCCGCCCACCACCCGGCACGACAACATCACGATGTTCACCGGCTTGGCCGGCGGCGTGGCTGATGGCCTCATCAACCAGATGCTCGCTACCATCAACGACCAGAACGCGGCGCTGTCCGAGTTCCTGGGAAACCGCACCATTGAGGGCCGCTACTGGACGACATGACATGACAGACGAACCGACCGAAGAAGAGCTGATCGCCGCGCTGGAGTCGCGTGCCGACGAGATCGAGAGAAACGATGGTTTCGGCCTCGACAAGACGGCCCGCCTCACCGCGCAGCGAGAGCAACGGGCGGAAGAAGATCGCCCCAAACCGCTCAATCCGCCGTTTCCCTACCGGGTGGTTTCGTTCGATCCGATCTTCGTGCGGAGGCGAGGATTGTAAGGATGTTGACAGCCCGCACGCCTCGACGTGCAGGCCTTGCTCTACGCCAACCTTACCGAACGCTCGCTTTCGGATTCTCTCGGCGGCCCGGACTTCGATTGGCCGGAGCTGATCGAGGGGGACACCATCCGGGTCGGGCTTCGCTTTGCCCAGACGCTCGGCGACGAGGAACTGGAGATCGAGCGTAGCGTCCGCCTGGTGCGCGCTTCGCTGGGGCGTCTCGACACCCGGCCGGAGGAAGGACAGTGGGCGATCCAGATCGGGATCGATTCGCCCGAAGTGGGCGTCAACACCACAACGCTCCTCGCCCATGATGCTTCGGCGGAGGACGTTCGGAACGCCGTGCAAGCCCTACTGGATGCGCCGGGCTTCTCCGTCCCCGGAGTGACAGCAGACGCGGTGACCGTGGATCAGAAGAACGGGAGCTGGCTGCTCCGCTTCCAGGAAGGCGGCAATCCCTATCCGGAAGAACTCGAACTTCGGGCGGGCCGCAACGCACTGGAGCCGATCTCGTTCCTGCATTCGCGCACCTACCGGGTGGACGGTCGCTGGGTTCACGAACTTCGGCTCGTCCAATCGCCCGCCGCGTTCACCGACACGTCCGCAAGGGTGGTGCCGCCCGCCCCCAAGATCGGTGAGGTTCAGGATGGCGGGACGGATGGCGAGATCGAGTGGAACGAGATCCAGTCGCTCACCGTGCCGCCCCAGTTCCGAGGAGCCTACCAGATCAAGCGTGGGGACACCTTCGCCCGATCCGGTCTGCTCAGCGTGGCGGACGGGATCGAGGAAATCGCCGAGGCGATCAAGCCGCTCGCCGACGAGGACGGCGAGTTCAACGTGACCAACCCCTTGCCCCACGTCGCCCACATCGAATTCGCCGGGGCGATGCGCGGCCTCAACTACGATCTCCTCCAGGTGGAAGTGATGACCGCCCCGCCGGGCGATGTGACCTTCGAGTTGAATCTCGCCACCGCCGAACTGGCGAACCTGCTGCGGGCCGCCCCGGTCGTCGAGAACCTGCCGTTCGAGATCGAGGTCACCTACGAGGACGAGAACGATCCCGACGAGCTGCATGTCTGGACCTACCGCGCCGAGGTCACCCTGCGCCGCGAACTGATCCACGAAGAACTCGCCGCCGCGCAGAACATCGACTGGATCCGGCCACCGCTACCGAAGGACTACGTGCCATTCACGCCCGACCAGATCATCACGGGCGTGCAGCATTATGTCACCACTCTTGGCGACGGGGCGAACACCGCCTTCGTCATCGACCACAACCTCGCCACCGAGGCGCTGCATCTCACGCTGCGGGAAAACGCCGCCAGCGGTTCCATCCTCCGGACCGGTATCGACTACGAAACGGTGATCGCCGGACCGAATTCGGTGGAGGTGACTCTGTTAGGGGACTTCGCTTCACCGCCTCCCATGGTGGGAGCCTTGGCCGCCGTCATCAGCACGGCGGGACCGGTGTCCGCGTTTCAGGCGCACACCCACACCATCGCCCAGATCGTCGGCCTGCAGACGATCCTCGATGCCTTCGGCGCGGACATCGCCGCTCTCAAAGCTCTGGCCCCGGCGGGCGCCCTGGCTTCCACGGACAAGGACTCGGGACTCATCACAAGCTGGACACTGCCCAAACTGTTCGAGATCTACCCGACCCGCAAGAAAGTGGAACCGACCGACAACGGCCTGATCGATCTGATCAATGCCGGCGACGCCGCCTTGCCTCGCGCGGGCGGTTTGCTCGCCGCGGTTCACGATGCCGCTGCGGAAGCGCTGCCTGATCCGCTTCCTCAACCGGACGTCACCCTGATCGACCGGGTGTTCGAGAACCAGGGCGCGGAAAGCATCACCATCCCCGGTGGCCTGGGCCGGCGAAGCATCGAGCTGGCTCCCGGCGAGTTCGCCGCCTGCGACGGTCGCGTCTGGTATCGGGTTGAGCAGTTTGGCGACGCGCCAGAAACCAGCTTCTACCCGAGCGACTTCACCCGCGAGCTGTTCCGCTTCTTTGTGAACGACCGCCAGCTTCGGCTCAAGACCGAGCTGTCGCTTCAGTTCGCCCTCGAGGCGGCGGTGCTCAAGTCCAACACCAACTGCCAATGGACAGTAGCCATCGAACTCGGCTCCGCGCCTCAGGATGTCGATCCCGCGACCACAGGGATCAACCTGCAGAACGTGATCTGGACACCAGCGCCCGCACTGGAACAGCGGATCATTCTCACGCCGGTTCCTTGCACCCACACCTTCGGCATCCGAGTGAAGCGCTACCGCAGCGGGCTCACCGAGGTGATCGACCTCGACCAGCTGCTCTACGGCACGGCGGAGGGCGGCACCGCTCCGGCCACGGCGAACTTCGCGGTCCGCGCCCGGCTGCTGCGTTTCGACACCGAGAACAACCAAAGCGATCCCCGAGGATTCGTGGCGGTGCGCGGCCTCGATCTCGAAGCCGAGGGCAACAACAACCTCAAGGACATCGGCAAGGCCATCATCCGAAAATAGCGACCCATGGCGATCCCCATCATCAACGGCAACACCTCACTCCTCGCCATGACGCGCGGCGTGGCGTTCCAGTTTCAGCCCACCGGCGAAAACCTTCCGAGGGCGGACGCCACGGCCTCGGCGGCGACCGACATCCTCACCTTCGCCCAAGCCTCACCACCGCTGGCGAACGGAGATCGTGTCAGGGCATGGCCGCTGAGCGGAGAGGATTTGCCAGCGCCTTTGGACGCGGAACTCGAATACTTCATCCGCGACCTCACCGCCACCACCTGCAAGCTCGCGGCCACCAGCGGCGGGGCGGCGATCAACCTTACCACGAACGGCGGCTTCTTCCGCCTTCTGCGCGCCGATACCTGGAGCGCCGATGGCCTGCCGGAGGGAATCGGAATCAATCCCGCCTCCGGTCTCATTTCAGGCGCTCCCACCGTGCCCGGCGTCTACAACGTGAACCTCCGCGCCCGCAACGCCGATGGCCAGAGCGCCGATCATATCATCGTGATCGGCGTGGAGCCGAACCGCTACCTTCAGGACGCTTCGATCGAGATCGACATCAATCTGCGCGACGGCCGGGTTCGCCTCGCGGGGCCGCCCGCAGTTTCCTCCGGAAGCCAGTCCAACGAGCCGCAGCCGATCCTGCATGTGAAGTCGGGCGACAAGTTCGTGCTGAGCGTCGGGTTCATGAAGGACGAGACCTTGGTCGAACTGCCGCTCGACCAGATCCGCTTTGGCCTGAAGGAATTCGAGCCCGAACGCCTCCACCTGGTCAACGACGGTTCCTTCACCCAGGTCGGACAGTTTGAGGACGCCCGCTACCAGATCGTGGCCGAGTTCGACGATGCCGCGCTCGATTCGATTCTCTCCGGTTACGAGGACGACGTGGACACCTTCTTCGACGCGGTGGCCGAGATCGAGTTCGTCACCCTCTACGAACACTTCGGCGAGCTGCGCGAGATGCGCCGGACCACGCGTTCGTTCCTCGTCCGCGTCCACCGCGAAATGATCGTGCCGAACGGCTGATGCCTGCGCCATGCCCGAAGTCCTTCTCCAACCTCCGAAGACCATGCCGCTGCCGGCGGCCCTCCGCTATGCGCGGGAGGGCTACGCCATTCGGCGTGTTTTCTGGGATGGAAGCTCCGGCGGTCACGAGATCGCCTGGATCATCTACCGGGGCGGCCTCTTCTTCTATCTGGATGCCGAGGGACGTTGGGTGGTTCAGAACGACGAGGTGATCCGCGAGGATTTCCTCGCGCAAGATTGGACGCTGCTTCCGCCCGGATGCGTCTCGGACGCCGACGTGTGCGCCTGCGGACCGGGGGCGGTGAACGCGCTTCCCTATCCCGACTGGGAGGACGAGCCGGATCCCATCGCCGCCTTCGACAACCTCAACCCGAACAGCGCCCTCGGCCTGGTCGATTGCCAATGGCAGAGCGGTTCCTGTGAATGCGGCGGTGGAACGGAGACCGTCCCGCCCCCATGGCCCGACCCGCCCGGCGGCGATCCTCCGGGACCACAACCTCCCGGCGGCGATCCCGGACCGGGCGGCGACGACGGTGGTGGAGATGGGGGCGGTGGCGATGGAGGCGGCGGCGATGGAGGAGGCGGAAGCGGCGGAGATTCAGGCGGAGGAGGTGGTGCTCCGGGTGGAGGCTTCGGCGGCGGTGGAGGCGGAGGGGGTGGAGGCAGCCGTCGACCACGACGCCGACCGCGCCCAAGGCAACTCCCGCAGATTGAACTGGAAGCCCAGGTGTTGGATCAGAGCTGCATCCCGCGTCTCCCGGAGGCCCCGTGCGGCCATCTCAACCTGCCGGACAACTCGCTCAAGACTCGCCAGGTGGTGGGCACGATTCGCATTGGGCCGCACCCGGAAGGACGGCGCGACCTCTGTTGGATCAGCGTGTGGTGCGGAGGGAAGACGCTGCTTCGCCAGATCGGTGCGCCGGGCGATGCCTTCGATTTCGGCCCGGAAGCGTTTCGCCAACCGGCGGGCGGTTCACAGCCCGTGTTCGCCACGGTTCACTTTCCCGGCCAGCACGGCGGAACAGTGACCGCCCGCGCCCAAGCCGACTGGCCGCCGCTCTGCGATCCCGAAGGCCCGTGCCCGCCCGACCCCGGATCGATGTCGTCATGATCGTCTACATCCTCAGCGTCGAAGGATCGCACATGTCGGCGGTCCAGCACTGCGCCTCCCGCCTCAGGGATCGGGGCGAGGATTGTCGCGTCGCCGTGTTCGATTCGGCGGATCGCCCGCTCGGCCGGAAACCCGACTGCGACTTCTACCGGCGGAGGGCCGGAGGGAACGGAAGCTGGAAGGACGACCTCGCGCTTTTGGCCTCCACGTTTCGTGCGCTCCCCGAAGCCAGGTGGATCGGGAGGGTGGAGCGAATCGGCGAGCCGCCCGCGCTGCCCAAGGATCGGCGGCGGGAACTGGACTGCTGGATCACCCCAAACGGCTACTTCGTTCGCCGCAGCTTCCTGCCGAGGATCATGGAGAGCGAATCGGGCCACGAATCCCAACCGCCAAGGACGGCGATCGCGGATCTCGTTCGCAACGCGGGCGGAAGGGTTGGAAGGAACCAGCAGGGGCAGCCGAAGCCGGACTACGTCACCACACCGGCGCTCTCGAATCACATCCCGCTTTCGGCGAAGGCCTTCTGCGCGGTGGCGACGGTGGACGTGATCGACGAGGTGACCATGCTCGTCACCACGCTGCGCCGCCATCATCAGGAGCCGCTGGTTCTGGTCTGCGACGAAGCGGTGGCGGAGCGGATGCGGGAACTTGAGCTTCCGAATGTCGAGATCGAGCCGATCACCGCCGCGCTCAGGGCTCGCGCCGACAAGTTGAGCGAGCGGGTGGTCAGCCACGACCCCTACTGGAAGCCGGAGGCCATCGCACTGAAGTTCCACGCCCTGCGCACCGCCATCCGCCGTCACGGTCCAACGCATCTACTCGACGCGGACATCGTG